GCATGTTCGTGGCGACGTGGAAGCGGGTCGGGTTCTTGCAGATCGCCATGTCCCAACCGTCCTCGACCACCTGCCAAAGAAGCTCATTACGGGCGATTATCTCCGTATCGGCGTCTAGATAGACGACATGGCTCCAGGACGCCGGAGTAAGATCGAACATCATCACCTTCGCCAGCCTGGCCCCGATGTCCACGTCCGGGCGCTGAATGAAATAATCCTCAATCCCGAGCGGACTGTCACTGGCAAGAGCCACCGGGATCTCAGGGAAGTAGCGCTTAAAACTGTCAATTGCGGCTATAGCGCAGTCCCGCGCCTGCTTCCCGAACGCCACGTAGAATACGCCCCTCTTGTTTTCCTTCGGGAAAGTCGTAGGCTTCCTAGACTTCTTTTCAACTGAAGCCATCGTGGGGGTTCTAGTTTCCTCGACCAGATGCACCGCCTTCCAGTGGGAGTTGACCGCCTGCTGGTGGTCCTTCGCCCAGTTCTCCGGCGTGTATTCCCGCACCGCATTCCGCAATGCCTGCCGGTCAACCATGTTTATCTCCTCCAGCGCCTGCCCGATGGCAGTCCGCAGGCCCGGTATGCTCCCCCTCTCATACTTGTAAATTCCTTTAATCTCTGGCAACTCATCCATGATCCCCAAGTCTTTAGGTATCACGACAGGGATGCCGCAGGCAAGCGCTTCAAGCGGAGGCATTGGCACGCCCTCCATCAGCGACGAACAGACGAACAGGTCGAGCGAGTTGTACCAGGCGGGAAGCTCGGAGATTCTGTGTTCCCGAGTCTCAAATGGCCATCCCCCGCCCGTCCCGATCCATTTTGCCTTGAAAAACCCCGTGACGGAAGCCAGCACCTGCTCCCCTTTGCGCCTCGACCGCGGATCGACGAACCCGCTCACCCCGACCACCGGAGTATCAGACTTTGTCCGTTCCATGATCTTGAATATGGGATCGACCGGCGGCCTGACTTTTGCCCTAGGCGACCCCAGGATGGCCAAGTACTTGTCGGACGAGCACAGGCGCAATCCCACGTCCCTGTCGGCGATCTTCCAGAACATCTCCTTGAACGGCGTCCCGACTTCGTAATGGGTGAAGTAGGCCATCGTCTTTGTCTTGTCCCGCCAGTCGGCGAACTTCTCCGAATATTCGATATAACAAAAGTAGTAGTTTATATGGGCGTTAGGCGACGGCCTGTCCCCCGCCGTGCAGCCGAAGTAGTCAGCCAAGAACCGGGCCTTGCGGGGGAGGATCTTCTCGGTGTCGAAATCGCGGCAGACGATGTGGACTGTTTTCATCTCAAAAAGCCAAACTTGTGCTGTACGATTATACCATTGTTCCATGCCTTGCCAAGACACCAAATCTTAAGCGGGCATCGCGCCAGCGCCCGCGCGAATGCCCCTTGGTCTTGCCCCTGCCAGCGCTCCCATTCTTCGCGCCAGAAATTCCAAAGCCTCTCGACCCGGTTGTTCTTCTGGAAGAACATGACCCCGCATTGCCACTGCAGCCCCGCCCAGGCAATCCGCGTCTCCAACTTCTCATCGCCAGACAAATGCCAGTAAGAATCATCACCCTGGTGGTCACTGAATGCCATCGCTATGTCCCACCCGCCGTCAAGGATTTTGAATCCGGCGGAAATGTCTCCCAGAACACGGGTGTCCGCGTCCAGGTAAAGGGTCTGGTCAAACGGCGTCAGCCAATACAGTTTGGTTTTCAATGCCCTCGATCCCCAAACGAAATCCGTTTTACCAAGCGGAGGATAGCCCGATAATTTGATTGAAGGATCAGTCAATATTTTTACCGGCAAATCCAATCCTTTGGCGCTCAGCCTTTGCTCTGCCTGCGCCTTTTCCCCCAGAGCAATATAAACCACGCCCCGACTACATGACATTCTGGCCAGTCCAGGTGATCGGCAACGCCAGGATAAGCGGCTTGACCTGGTAAAGCGCCCGCAGGAAGGCCAGGCATTGGTTCCCCTCCTCTTTCCGCCAGATGTCGATCAGCGCCCGCGTGTTCTCGCAGTCCCTGGCAAAGATCATCCGTATGTCGTAGACCGGGACGCGCAGATCATGGATCACCGCCTTCGTCTTCTCCCTGTCCGCCTCGCTCCCGATGTGAAGGGCGAGTGTCTCGTAGCTCAACAACGGCACGGCAATCTCCCATGTCCCGAGCAGGGCAAGACCGGTCATACAGAACCGTTTGGAGAACCCTAGTTCCCCTGACCACCAGATGTTGTATTTCGTTTTCATCACCAGAGGGCTGTTAATGACCGGCATCTGAACCCCCATCACGTTCTGGATCGCCAGCGGAGAATCGGCGAAGATTGTCGTATCCGCGAACGACAGGGCGTTCATCACCGTCTCGTCCGGGAACATCGCCTTCCCCTCGCGCACCAGCATCATCGCGTACTGCTTGCCAACGTCGACCCAATCCCCCGCGTTATAGTTCTTGCGCTCCCCGCGCGTGTCGATTACGACAGGCAAGAGAATCTGAATCCACATCCTTCATCCTCCTTTTGCCCGGCAGAGGGAAAGGAGGTTAACCTCCGCCGGGCATCTCTAAGAGGCGCGGAACGCGCACCTCGTCCCGCTGTGATTAGTCGGTTATGGTGTCCACCAACGTAGTAGGCACTGGGGCGAACCGAGGCTCGAGGCCAAAGATTGCCGCGCAGAAGATGCAGGACGCCTGTCCAGCGGGCGTCATCTCCAGGTTCAGGCAGTCGAACCCACCCGCCACGTCGAACTCGGACGACTTGATCTCGATGATGGAAAGAGTGTTGTTGTCCGTGGTGGCGGTCAGGGTGATGTCCTTGCCGTAAGCGTCAAATACCTTGCCGTCAGTTCCGGCGGTCGTGGTCGCCTGCTCCACATCCACATCGACGTTCCCCGCCAGCGTGCCAGTCGCAATCAGGATCACGCCGCGATGGTAATTCGCGAATGAAACGTAACCCGTATTTTGCTCCGTGGTGTAGGCGGCGGGGGCAATCGACGCAAGATAGGCATGTACTTCGCTAAATCTTTCTGTATACATTTTTGTTACCTCCATAAATACTTCCTGTAGTATTCCCTGAAAATCCTGCGGCGGTCAGGCGGTCAGGATTCCGCTTTTCGGGAGCGACCCTATGCCGCCGCAATTAGGACAATTATTGTCCGGTTACGTGCTCTTGGCCCCGAGGACCACAAAAGGAGAAACAGTTGTTACCCCATCTTCCAGAGTGAGGGGGGTCGAAAGCCATGGCTGGCCATCCACGCGGTGAACGGCGCGCCACGAGGTTTCGTCGTAGCGGAAACGCTCGATGTTCGTGCTATCAATCGTGGTAGCCTGGCGATCCCCGATCAGGTAATAGCGCGGGTCGGCAAGCAGGATCGATCCGGCTGTTCCAGGCGGGGGCAGTTTTTCGGTAAAGATAAACGGGTAGCCCAGTAAGTTCGGGGGCATCCCCGCCTGTGCGTTGCCCCAGACATATGAGGCATTGCCAGCGGGACCGTTCATCAGCCAGAGGTCGCTCATGTGGCGCTGATTGATAAACCAAACTCCGTTAGCCCCAGGCAGGAAGGACTCGACCATCGACACAAGGTCGGTATAGATATTCGCCGGGATCGGAGGACTAGTTGTCGGGGTTACCGCGATGGTAGCCCCAGCGTTAATCACACCCAGGGGTTGGCCAGCCCCAGTGCCGCGCAAGAAAGCGTATTCTTCGTACCAGCGGATTGCTCCGGCAAATCCGAGAGGACCGCGCAGGAATGCGTCCAAGCCAATCGCGCTGTCATCCAGAAGCTCATCGGTAGTGCGGGTGTAGCAGATGAGTTTGTGTGCGACGAGCTCGATCTGGCGGAATTTTGCGTCTGCCTGGGATTTGGTGCCACCTTCCTCAGTCCAGTAGGCCTGGATGCCGCCGAACCAGTGGGCGATGCCCGCGGTCGTGGTCGTCTGGTCCAGGACGGGGATATTAATCTGGCGTCGGCGCATCGGAATGACCGTCGCCCGGGCACGCCAGGGATTATCTGCGGGCGTCACTGCCTGCAACTGGGCAAGGAACTCGGTCGGGATCAGGAACCCGCCATAGGCCCCCACTCCGCCTTGCATGGTAACTTTCTGCTCCCATTCGGTCTTGCCGGTATGCTTTACCTCGGTAGGCGCTTCACCCTCGTCGCCCTTCCAGTTGAAAAGGCGCGGGTCAAGCGGGCCGCGGTATTTGACGTTTCCCGCCAGCGCGATTGCGCTCCAGAACTCGCGTAACTCGTTCCACTTCATGGGAGTATTGGGATCGGGCGGGAGAGTGTCTTTGATGTGGGGGGCAATGTCATCCACTGCCCCAAGGATTTCACTCAGCTTCGCGGCGCGCACTTGAAGCGCCTTCGCATCAGCCATTTTCTTTTCGGCGTTCTGCTGGTCTTCCGCAGTAGCCTGGTCGTTGGCATAAACTGCCTTGACCTCTTCGAACATGATACTGGCACGCGCCAGCAGTTCTTTTATCTCGGACATTTTTTACCTCGCTAATATATTTTCGATCTGCAACTGCTCGATCTCGAGCATCCGCAGTTTCCGTTCAACCTCTGTTAACGAGGTGGGTTGTGTCGGCTTATCGCCTTCAGGCCCGGCCTTCCCATCGGTAGCGATATGTTCTTCCGGCATTGGAGCCGGCTTGGCAGGCTTGGGCATCTCGAAATCGACGCCCGCGTCCTGTAATGCTTCAACAAGAGAGGTCACTGCCCTGGTGATTCTTTCCACATTCCGTCCGGCCAGGACGCGGCCCTCCTTGGATTGAACTTCTTCGTTGTCGCCCTTCTCATTTTCCTTCTCGAGCAGGCTCCGGGCGCGCTCCTGCAAGGATTCCTTCTTCGCATCGTCCAGACCTGGCGCGTTGCTTTGGGGTATCCGGGCGATGGCGTTCCGCAGATGGGGCAGATCAACCGCCCCGCCAGAGTCCCTGTAGGGGAAATGGCGCATCGAACGCGGCTTAGTCTTGCCCTCGTCATCCTTCTCCCCGCCCGGTTCGATGTAAAGGAACGCGGAGTCGGGAAGATCATTAATGTAGGCGATGTCCCAAGTCGCCTTAAACGACTTCGCCGTAAATTCGTATATCCCTGGCTTCCATTCCGGCATTGCCGCGAACGTGACAACGTCATCGGCAATTATATAGGGAACGCTGTAATATTCTTCGCCGTTCGCCCCCTGCTTGGAAATGACAATGCTGTCGTCGTAAACCGTCCGCACCCAGTAAATCCAGGGACCTTGCGGGGGATTGTATTGGCTCATAAATGACTGTTCTACTTTTCGCACTTCCTCGGATAAGTTGACGGATTTCTTATGGCTTTCCACCCAGGCGACCGCCTCTTCCTTGCTCCACTTATCCTTGTCGAAGATGTAGGTCTGGATCGTGGTCGTGGTCTCCCCGGAGAGTTTGCCGATCACCGCCTGGATGCCGTCAGATTCCTTGCCAATAGTAATCGTCCTGAAAGTTCCCTCCTGAAAATCGCCGGGGTCTTTGACTCTTACCCTAACGCTGTTCTCGGTAACATCCACGGCCTTCACCCCCAAAATAGAGGCTTCCTCATTCATGGCAAACGTCACTGGCGAAACCTCATAAAGCCGTATCTCGCGCAGGTTACGAACCGTCTCGCCGGAATCGGACTTGGAATAGTCCGTCCCGCCCTTCACGGCGTCATAACCAAACGACAGTTCCCCGACCGCCCCGTCTTTCATCAGTGCCAGGGCATCGTTCCCGCGCCGGGTCTCGCTCACCCGCGCCCTGATAAACAATCCCTTGTCGTCTTCCTGCAGAAACAGGACTTTGCCAATCGGCTCAGACGGATCGTGCTGCCAAAGGAATTTGACCTTGTTGCCCCGCTCTGCCAGTGTCTTCTTGAAAGCGCCGGGGTGGACAACATCCCCGCCCAGATCAACGTTGCCAAAAACGGCGGCGTGGCCTTCAATAACCCGCCCGTCCCCGTCTGCCTTGCTCAACTCAAATGGAATTACTTTTCGTTCCATCTTTTCACCTCATCATGAAACGCCTTGATCGGAAGCGTCCGCGGGCGATCATCGAGGCGTAACCCTCTCGACAGTACTCTTGTCATCATAGCACACTTCGCCCTTTGCGTCAATCGGCGTATCGGGATTTTTCAGCGCCTCGAGCATCCGGTCGCAGGCCGCTACGATCCCCAGGTAGTGCCGCCTTTGCTCCAGGATGAAGGCGATCCAAATCTCGCGTTCAGTCCTAGTCATCGGGGGAATGGTCATTTGAACTCCGACGGGTGCCCGGGGCGTGGCCTACCCAACTCGATTACCTTATGGGGCGTGGCCAGCAGGATCGCGATAGCCGCATCATGGCACATCGCAAGGTAGTCCCGGATCGCCTGCTCATCCTGCTCATTTTGCAGGCGGTCGGCGATCGCTGACGCCACCTGGTTGTTAGGGAGTAGTGGTTTCAACTCGTCCAGTAGACTTTGCTTGGTCATTCTATTGTCCTTCCCGTTGCCTGGTCTATTTCAGGAGGTAGTACAGGCAAAATCGAACATCTGCAATTGTGTAATATAATTCCATTTGCAAGATAAAATCCCGATTCGGTTTGGAGGTTATAAACATGACCCGCAAAAGAATAGATATCAATATTGGTAATCTGGTCAGCCTGTACCTTTCTGGAATTTCGGAGAAGGAATTGTCGAATCGCTTTCATGTCGCCCGGACCGCCATTCATCCCCGTCTGATTTCCGCCGGCATCAAACCCCGTAACCGGAGTGAGGCTAACTTTATCAAGATGGCCAAAATGACGCCAGAACAGCGAAAGGCAAATGCCCAAAATGCCCATATTGCCCGCCACGCCAAAGGTGATTCCCTTGAATCCATTGAAATGCGTAATATTTCCCGTGCCATCAATGCCCAAAATAAAACCTGGATGATTGGCAAATACGAAACTGAGGTTATTAGTATGTTTTCGCGGGCCGGAATTATTTATATTCCCCAATTTCCTATTTACCATTACAACATTGACATAGCCTGCCATCCCGTCGCCGTGGAAGTCTGGAATAGCGGAAACCATCCTTTTACTAATGCCCACAATCTTGAGCGTACGAAATATCTCCTCGACCATGATTGGCATGTTACCTATATCTGGATTACCCATCTTCATCCTCTTACCCAGGATTCCTGTAATCAGGTAATCCAATTTATTCAGTTTGCCCGCCGCAACCCATCCATCCCTCGTGAGTATCGGGTGGTTCGGGGTGACGGTGAGTCGGTAGCCTTGGGCAGTGGTAATATCAATGACATTGCCATAGTAGTAGCGACGCGTTGCCGCAAGCACGTTTCCAGCAGGTAAAACTTCCGTTCCTTTAATTACACAATTAATCGCCTCCTCGGGTGGCAAAGCAGGGTCACCAGGACAATCAGCAGGATAACCGCCAATATCAAATTTCTCGTCTATTCCTACTACCTGTCCATTAGCTTCTGCATGAGTATCTCTAGTCCGACCATCTCCCATTGTTGCCAGCCATTCCTTTTTCTGCACATTCCAATCTCTGAATATCTCCATACTACCGGCTGCGGAAGCCCTTATAGTTTCCGTTCTCGCGATTAATTCCGTCCGGTAAGCCGGCGTCCGGTCAGTGAACCACTGCCAATCAGGATCATCAGGAGTGGTGCCGGATATATACCTTTCAAACAATGAATCCAGTTGATCCTGGATCGCCGGAATTGACGACCCCTCTGCCTGCGCCCTGGCCATGATCTGGGCGATATTGTCTCGCGTCGTTTCGTTCACCTTCTGGGCGAATACCAGTAGATATTTATTAAACCAATTCCTGGCGTAAAGGTTCTGGATATTGAAAGCAATCCCCGTCTCAAGGCTCCACTGTTCCCCTTGGTCGGTCACGATCCCGACCACGGCGGGGAGAAACAATTCGCGCCAGGCCTCTTCGCCATTTTCCTGCAAATATGCCAGGGTGTCATCAATCAGGTTTGCCCAGTCCACCGACGCCTTTCGCTCCAATGCATCCCGATATCCTTTGTGTAGCAGTCCCAAAATATCCCGTTTCTGCTTCTCAAAAGCCTTTATCGCCAATTTCTTGAACGTCGGCTGCCACTTTTGGGAAATCTTGTCGTGGTTGCGCCAGGCGCGCGCCTTGGCCTCCTTCGACCAGCCCTTTGATTCAATCCATCCCAGGGCGACCGAGACCTTGATGATCTGCTTTACCGCAAAGACAAGGTTATTTCGGGCTTCCAGCATCCTTTGCCTCCAAAAGCAAATCGGTCGCCCGCTTCAACTCGTTGGCCAAGGCCATGATCGCCTTACCGGTTGTCCCCGCCTGTTCTGCTTCCTGCCCGGCTTCAGGGATATTGCCTTCTTCTGGCGTCGGTGCGGGTTTCTCAGTCGTCACTGTTTCGCCTGGGATTCCCGTTTCAATTTCCTCTTCCCCGACTTTACCGACCGGAATGAGGTTCATCGGCATGTAAATCATGTCGCCGTCTGGCAATTGCCCCACTTCCAGTCCAGTGATTACCGCTGCCTGATACTTACTTACCCCGTATCCGACTAGAGACGTGAATGCCGTCACCAGGGCCGGCGTGTCCTGGCGCAGGGCGGGGATGTCCGAATAGTCGTTCTTTACCCAGCCCCCGTCGTCGCTCTGCATGTAGTATTGGTGGTCGGTCTCGAACAGACTGGCCTCGCCCAGGGCGACGTCCTCCCAGAAGGCTTTCCTTGCCTCCTGGTAATTGGCGTAGGTCGAATTGTGAACCAGTATCCCATCAGCAATAAAGGAGTGTCCACCTTCTACTTCAATATCATAAACCGTTTCAACTGATTGTTTTTCTATGGAAACAACCTTATAAAAACCAAGATCGTCAGACAAGTCAGCCTTCTTTGCATCAAAGCTATCTGGCTTATAACGTCCCAAGTTGGCATTAACTCGCTCGCGATACAGGGTATCTGCAAATGGGATTTGTGCTACTTGCCTTGCACTAGACGCCACAAAACTGTAATTGTGGTAAATCTCTTTTATCCCTCTTTGCGGCAAAACACTTGGGGAAAGTTGATCGTGCCGAATGTTACTGCATTGAATACCAGCAGATATCAACAATTCGCGAACATCATAGGTAAGTAATTCATTACAAAATGCAAACTTGAGTACACCCCGTTTATCTATGCTCCCGTCGGTGTCCACCAATCCTGCGAGAAAATTCAACCGGAGCTCCCGCGAAAGACCATAAATCCAGTGTGGAATACGTTTAGTGTGTGCCCGTTCCCCAAGACCCAATGCCCTGAGATACTCCGCATTCTCGGACACTCTAAAATTAAAACTTCGAGGGCAATCTGTTATATGAACCGATCTGGAAACCGGAAGTAAGGTATCAACTTCTATCACTGGTAGATAAGATAATTTGTAGGACGATTCATATTTGCATTCCTTACTGCAATAACGCCCGCGCCCATCTTCTACCCTGATCCTCCGAGTATGAATATCTTTACCGCAATGCAGACACTTTGTAGTAACTTTCTCGACCCGATTTTCCATTCGAGAAAATAATTGTTCTGCCAAAGATTGGTAATGATCCCGGCATCGACCCTGAGGAGGCATCGCCATTAAGACCATCCCATTACCATAAACAGTTCCATCACCTATCAATGCCCCGCAGAATTGAATAAACTCTCTGCTGGCAGGACTTCCGTCTGGTAAATCCAACCCCCCGCTGTCCGGATATGACTTTGGCTGAACAATGTAATCACCAGTTTGCAAGTCATCAATAGTTTTCCAGGCACAAGAAGCATTCCTGTATAAATTGGATGTTTTGGAATTGCCACATATCCGAACCATCACGGGGTGATTTCCACTTGCCCGTAACGTCCGGTTCTTCGTCCTGACTAGATAAATATCCTTTATCCCGGTTTCTTGTAATCGCTTTACCTGTCTTAGACATAGTTTGCCATTCTCGAAACTCCACACAATAGTTCCGGGTTGAATGTCCACTATACGTACCGGTCCGCCAATAGTGCTTAGCATTGCCGTCGCAGGCAAGCATCGCATCAGTCCCAATCTGGATCCAATCAGGATTGGCGGCACACGTATTGCCGAAAGTATATGCGACTCGTTTCGCTCATCCAAAGTTGAGAACCCCATCTCGTCAAAGGTCAACCCGATCCTCTGGTATTCGCCGCCCTGGTCAAGCACCCCAGGTTTGTACCAGTTTTCCGCCCCGCCGTAAATTTCAAGCCATCGTTCCCGGATTTCGTTTATGATTTTGGAGTTCAATGGCACATTGAATTTCAGCAACCCTGCTATGATCGCTCCTTTCCGGAAGAACACAGCCAGAAACTTCGTGACCAGGTTGTCCACGTCCACGGACTGTCCCGCAGGTATCAGTGGCGGCATCCCATAGCCCATCCCGTCCAGCGGGTCCGCCGGGTTGGGGAACTTCACGTGCCCCACATCCTCCGCAAGCATGGGAGTGCCGTCGCTCATCCCCTTGCCCTCAGGCACATAGACGAATCCGATGATCTTCTTCTTGTCCCTCGAGGGGACAATGTAAGTACGTAGGGGATTCAGGGGCCACATGGCAGAAGGGCATCCCCGTTCCGCCCCCTGCCGGTCATAGTAGGTATAGGCGTTTCCGGTAAGGTTCAGGTAGATTGTCTGCACCATCATGTACTCC